GCGGATCAGGAATTTCCGAGTATTTGCAGTATCTGTCATCATAGTACTTCGGAAAAAAAGAAGAGAACGCAATCTCCTTAACCCTCTCTCCTTGAATAAGATCGATTTCTCCCAGGGAAAGAATCGTGGTGACCTCAAATTGCTTCTCTCTCCGTATACGTACTTCTTCGGGATTAACAGGAAAAATAAAATCTCCGGCAACGGGATCTCTGACTATAAAGTCCAAACTCGTTCACCTACTCTCTGTTTATGGCGTTCTATTCGCCATAGCTTGCTGAATCGCTGCTGCAATTTTATATCCGACATTACTTGAAAGTGTTTCATAGTCGGGTTCACTACCTTGAAATGCAAGTTGAATTGTCCCAGGGGATAGATTTAAACTAATGTTTGCAGGACCCTTAATCGTTCTGTCCATAATCTGAGGGGGATTAAAGGAACTACTATTCTTTGTGTTCAAATCTAAATCAAATTCCTTAGTCGGTTGTCTGGCTTTACTGTTTTCTTTTGAATCTTCCTTAAACCAGTTACCTATCCAACTTGGTGCTCCTTTAATCCAATCACTCGCTCGACTAGAAGTTTCACCTATCCATGTGCCCGCCTTGGTCGACTTATCGCTAATCCAAGCACCTGTTTGATTAGATGCATTGCTAATCCAAGATCCAGCTTTACTTGAAGCGTTGTTAAACCAGGCTCCTGTTTGATTAGATGCATCACTAATCCAAGATCCAGCTTTACTTGAGGCGTTGTTAAACCAAGCTCCTGTTTGATTCGTTGCATCAGTAATCCAGGCTCCAGCTTCACTTGATGCGTTACTAAACCAATCACCTGTTTGATTCGTTGCATCGGTAATCCAGGCTCCAGCTTCACTTGATGCGTTACTAAACCAATCACCTGTTTGATTCCATGCATCGGAAATCCAGGCTCCAGCTTCACTTGATGCGTTATTAAACCAATTACCTGTTTGATTCCATGCATCGGAAATCCAGGCTCCAGCTTCACTTGATGCGTTATTAAACCAAGCTCCTGTTTGATTCGAAGTTTCAGTAATCCAAGTACCTGCTTTACTTGAAGCGTCGTTAAACCAGGTACCTGTTTGATTCCAAGCTTCGGTAATCCAAGCCCCTGCATCATTTGTGGACTCATTTACCCAATCGACCGCTCTTGTCGTTGAATCAAGCAACCATGCTCTTGCTATATCTGCTTTATCATTAACCCAGCCAACGATATTATTGTAGTTTTTTCCAACAACTCCACCAAGATGATCCCCAGCAATTCCTCCAAGAGCCATACCTACACCCGGCAGTGGAACAAGCGAACCCAAACCTATTCCAGTAGCTGTCCCAATCGCCCTGCCTAATGCTTCGTTCTTTTCATCCTCATTTTCAGCTGTAACATATTTTACCCCGTTCAATACAAAACCAAGAGTAGTTACAACTTTCCCAGCTTTTCCCGTTATATCCAATACTTTTTGTAATTTAGGGTTACTCCACCATGCTTGGTTTGCAAGAAACTTGTCTCCCAATCCTTTTGTGACGTCACCAGCAGATGTAAAATAATTAGTGTTTCCAATAATACCCAACAAAGGATTGTTTATGTTATATAGATTCTCCTTCATTGAATCCGTCTGTGCATTTGTACCACTCCTACTATCAGTAGGAGTAAACCAACTTTCGCTTTTTTTACTATTGAGAAGAACCCTATTAATATTCGGAAATAACATAGTTCCATAATTTTTCTTAAAACAGTCATCCATTGCCTTGCGCGTTAAATTCTCTTTATTTACTTCCTCACCTGCGTTATCCCTAGTAGCCATCCCATCATCCTCCTTTCCCCGCCAACATTTTGCTTTCCGCTTCCCATTCCAACTCTATACTAGCCATCAGGAACAGCTGCTCGCCGCGAGGCAGGTTCCAGAACTCTCCGGGGCGCAGGTGGTGGCGAACCCACAACGCATGAATCATGCCGGCGAGCGCCCCGGATCGGATTAGTTTTTTACGTCTTCCAGCTCCGTATTAAAGCCGGACAAGTCAAGCACAACATCGCCCAGAGCTGAAAGCTCGCCCGCAAGCAAAATACGCTTGATTACTTCCTCGGCACTACTGGCCGAGAACTTGGTCAGAAGCTGCGGATTACCCCAGTTTGGACTCACGGTCGAAGCAGCAATGAGCGACACATTGAACATTTCCTCATCCATATGTGAGATTGTCTGCCCCCGCTTCTCCTTACGCTCCGTGCAACGTTCACGAATATTGAATACTTGCTTGCCGGTCAGGCCGCGCAAAGTCACAGGAATATCCAACCGATCCAAGCGGACGGTTCGCTCGGGCAATGTATCTGCGCCCAGAAGGCGCTGCAAAATCTGTTCTTCCGTCAATTGTTCGAAAGACATGTTTTCGTTCCTCCTCTTCTTAATTGGCTACGATCGGATCAAGCAGACGATATCCTTCGAAGGTGAACGCAGTCTCCTCCGTCACTTCCTCGCCGGCCGTCCAGTTCGCCAGTTGAATTTTGTCAGGAACGCAGTTGATCAGCTCGATGCGCTCGAAGCCGTAAGACTCCGGATCGGACAGCTTGTTAATGATGTTAAACTTCACGAAGCCGCGACTGATCATATCGCTGGTCAGCTTATAACCACTCATCGTCCCCGTGCCCTTCTTCGTGCCGAGCTTATGAACGGTCCATTCCTGTCCCGCCAGCTTCAGCTCGCGCTTCTCCACCTCGACGGAGGCTTCCAGCTTGTTGATATTCGTCTGCCACACCCCGTCGATAAACACTTGCCCGTACGTACCCAAAATCGCTCTTGTCGGATCCATCATGTTCCTCGTTCCCCCTTATCGCACGATAAATGTGCTGAAAATTTGTTCCATAACGTCGGTCAAACGAGCTTCCCATTTCAGGAAAACTTGGTCCGGCTCCGGAGTAAACTCCGGATCGACGTATACGTCGTACCCATCCGATTCAATGACGCCGGCTTGCGCCAGCGACTGCATGTATTGCTTACAAGCGCTGATCAGCGCCAGACGGCCTTCCTCGGTGTTGTTCACCTTACCGATGTAGGAATCCTCGGCCGTACGCTGCAAGTCGGAGTTGATGCTGTCCATGACGCGAATCGTACGGATTTTTTTCCACGGATGGTTCTGGCTCTCGCGCAGCGTAACGAGACTGTTGATTCCCCGGAGCGCTTTAACGAGACGTCCGTCATGAACAAGCAAGAAAACGCCGCCGCGAACCGCCTGCTCCTGCTCCGCCCGCGTCCAGCGACGAGTAACGTCCTCGAACGGAGACGGCGCATAAGTGGTAGACTGGCTCAAGCCCTGGCCTGCAATCAAGCCGGCAACATATGCGGCAATTTGAGCGGAACTGTATGCTGTGTCGCCAAGCTTGGCGCCCGTACCGACATTTACGATTCCTTCATGGTTCAGCGAAGCGCTGCGAGCGATTGCTTTCGCGACTGCATCCGCCGCCGTATCGTCCGCCGCAGTGCCGCCGAGAACCGCAACAATGCCTTTGCCTTCATTGCGCAATCGGCTTACCCAAGCCGCAACGCTGGCGTGAAGAGAGGCGTCGGATACGCCATCTAGCGCGATCACATTAAACTCACGAGTCTCAAAAGCGGCCAGCGCATCCAAATAGTCAGCATTCGACACGCCGGAAATGCCGGAGTCGCCGCCACTCAGAGAAACGCCAGAGACGTTAGCGAGCGTACCGCTACCCTCGGCCAGCTTCTCGGCTACGACCCACAGGTTGCCGGAATCGCCATTAATGGCGTCCGCCGCCGCTTGAATCGAATCGCCGTCAAATGTAAACGTGCGCAGAAGCGTCGTTCCTTCAAACAGCTTAAGATCCTTTTTCGCAGCATCGACCGCATTCGCTTGAACGGTTACCTTGAAGTCGTTGCCCCGAGCGCCCGAATACTTCGCCGTCAGCTTCAGCACATTCGCAGGGGTTCCAGCCGTATCGGCCAAAGTCAGTGCAGATGCAACCGCACTGCTTGCCGCCAAACGATAAGCGATGATCTTCTTCGCTCCGCCGAGCAGAGCCAATCGAATGGTACGATACGCAGTTGCGCCGTCCGACTCCGATCGCGTGAATGCCTTCGCAGCATCGGCCTCGCTGGAAATCTCCACAAATTCATTCGCCGGGCCCCAATGCGCCCTCACCGGAACAATGGCCGTCCCCCTTGCCCCCGGTTGAATCGCAGCTGCCGCAGCAGCTTGAAAAGTCATATAAAATCCCGGCAATACCGGTTTGTCCGTCGCGCTCCAAGTTCCTCCCGCCATGTTACAGCACCTTCCCTTTCAGAAATTGTCCGACCAAGCGTCTCGCTTCGTCGACGGTAAATTCGTTTTTGCCTGCAGAGTGCAGCGCCCCGATTACAGCCTCAGGCTTAGCCTGAAACAGCTCGACTGCATGATGAATCAGTTCGTCCCGGGAATAAACCGCCTCGGGGTTCTTCTTGTTTGCCATCTGTGTACCACCTCGTTTATGAATTTGGATTCGGCTGAATCCTGACTTCCCGCATCAGCGGGCCTTGTTCGGCATAGCGTTCGATTTTGCGCGAGAAGGTGGCGTAAATCTGCCCCTCGGTCACCGCATCCCGCGTCAGATCGACGTTCGGCGCGCTTACGGTCAAGAACCGGCGCTCAAGCGGATTAAGCGGAATTTTTACAGCCTCGCTCAAGCTTTGCGTCAGGGCGGCGACCGTCGTCGTCTGCTCGTTCAGCGATCGACCAACCACGTGCCCGATCGCTTTCTTGCGCACTTCTACCGTAGAAACCCTGGAGCCCGCAACCGTCTCGAAGCTATCCCATCTCCAGAGGACGGAAGGACGCGTATAGTTCGCCGGCCACTGGTTGCCGTACGCCTGCCATTCTGGATCTCCCAGCGTACTTAGCGTCCAGTCGCACAAAGCGTCCAACCAATCGTCCTGCACGGTCTCCTCGGCGGCTCGGGCTCCGATTACCAAGAACCGAAGCCCCCGAGTGATTACATCCCGATAGGCATCAACCTTATCCGCGCCGACTGTGCCTTCATAGCGGCATGTGAACTCGACCTGCGATACGGGATCGACAAGAGCCTGCCCGTCCAACGCTTCTACAATCAGATTCGCCAGCTCGTCCACATCGGCAAATTCGGACTGCTGCGAAACGCTCGGCCAGCATTCGAACAAAGCGCTGTACCCCGTCCAGTCGGTATCCGTCGACTCGGTTCCTTGGATGAGAAGAATGTAAGGCTTGTCCAAGGTCGCCGCCGATTCGTGGGCTTCGTAGATGCGCCCTCCGATGGTTGGAATCTGCTGACTCAGCCGCTCTCGAATGCCGGCCCTCATGTGAGTACCTCACGGCTGTCGAAAGATGAGATCATGGCCATGTTTTCAACCTCCTGGTCTTTCAAAA